TTCCCATTTTGATTCGTGTTTTGATAGTTTAGATTCTTCGTAGGTAGACGAACAAACCGCTAAACGTTGGTCTGTGTCGGGAAATTCTTTATTCATTGTGTCATCTGACATACAACGCATAACAAAATCCTTTTTATTCTCCTGTGGGTTCGGCTTCGGTATCGGCATCTTTTTCTTCTTTGTAAACGGCGTAAAGCGTGTTTAATTTATTAACGATTTCACGGAGACAAGAACCGCATTGTGTGGGTTGTTGTTTTTCGTGTAAAACCCTGTTGTAAATTTTTAGGATTTCTCTTTGTTCGCTTGGGCTAACACTACTTCGGTTTCTGTTGTAGAATTTGTCCAAAAAGTTGTATTCGTCTTCCGTTAGGCATTCGGGTTTCTTGTATCGCCAAAGTTCGTTTAACTTTTGCTTACGTTCTTCGCATCCGCAATCTTCGCCTAAAATCCATTTTGCTACCTTTGCGACTCCCGTAACTTCTAATATGTTTTCTACGGTGTCTCCGAGTCCTTCGGCTTGTTTTTTCTTTCGTGCCATAATTTATTGTTTATATGTTAATACTTGTTCTTTAGTTCCTAATATTATTGTATCGTCGGTTAGTGTTTCGGTTTTAATTACTTCTAACCCGTACTTCTAACCCGTGGTGTTCTTTTGGGTAAATCGTATATTCTTTCGATAGCCAAAACTTTACTTTTATTTCTTTTAAGGCTTGGGAACTCCAACCCGTTTTTTTTATCATTTCAGTAAGTACCCTTCTCTTTGCTTTCATTTTTTTTAAAATATTCTTGGCTTAATTCAAATAAATCATTTTTTAATATTTCATTTTCTTTTTTTAAATCGTGATAATCATCGTAAAGTTTTTGATATTTATCGTACCATTCGTGCGCTCTTATTTTGCGCTCCTTTAATTCTTTGTTTAATACTTTTAAAACGTGTTTCATAACGTTATTTTATTAATTCAAAATCCGTGTTTTTGTAATCTTCGTATTCTTCGCCAACGGCTTCCCTTATCTTTGCTTTGCAATTTTTTAAGGTGTTGAAAATCGAACTGCTCGAAATAGTTGTTTCTTTTGCTATGTCTCGAATACTTAAATCTGTATCCTTATAAACCTCGAATAGTTTTTGGTCGTACCAATGCCAACTATCCACCTCGTCCTGTATCTTCATTAATAACTTATAGTAGGCTTCTTCTTTCTCCATTTCGCTTGGTTCGTCTTTTACTTGGACTTGTTCGAGCGGGACTTTTTCCAATCGTGAATTACTGCGTAAATGTAAAAGGTAAAGATTCCGCAAAGTAAAATACATAAATCCTTTATTGACTTGACCATTCTTAATTATGTTTTCGGGTTGGCAATACTTATAAATTCTTAGATAGGCTTCTTGTACTATGTCTTCAGCAAAAAAATCTTCGCCAAAAGATTCGACTACTTTTACCCATTCTTTATGGTCTTTTGCTACAATGTTAAGCCATTCCATTTGTTTAGTTTGTCATCAAATATAATAATTAATTTCTAATCAAATATAAATAAAAAAAACCCCCTTATTATTCGGGGGGTAATCCATTGTAAAATCTGTAAACATATTTGTCTAACTTTTTTGCAGTTTCCAAACTTATAGACTTTCCTTGTAGGAATCTATCTATGTTGTACTGATGCATTTTTTCGCCTCGTTCTTTTATTTCTTGAACTATTTGGTTTCGTGTTTTTTTAGTTAAGATTTTACGCAAGTGGTTTCGTAGTGAATAATCGTCTATAAACATAATTAAAAGGGTAAATCGTCTTCGTCAATTATTTGTGTGTGAACTTTTTGAAGATTCTTTAAACCATAAAGACATATCAAATTCTAATCCGTGAAAATTTCCTTTTCCTCGGTAGTCGGGTTGGTTACCTTGCTTTTTGTCGTTCTTAAAAATCGCTCCTGTGTTTACTTTTGTTTCCATTTTATTTATTTGTTTAAGTTTATTTCGTTTTCATTTAGGCTATCATTTAGAAAATCCCGTAGCCTTTCAACCATATTCCATTCGTCTTCGTTTAGTTCTTCGTACTTGTATAGCTTACGGAGTTCTTGTTCAATTCTCCAAAGTACGACAAACATATCTTTGCCTTTGTTAGCGCAGTAAAATTCGTGTTCGTCTTCGGGTAAGTCAAATGTTAGTTTTGCTTTCATCTTTATTATACGTTTCGTTATACCAATCTTCAAACTCACCTTCCTCCCATCCTCCAATGTATGGGCAACTTGCCTTTCTCATTTGTTCCTTCTCCATTTCTAACGCTTTTGGTATTAAATCATTTATCCAAATATCAAGTTCGGAATTTTCTTCAAACCAAACTTGTTTTTTGAATTCATTTAAGAACCACTCTACTGCTGTTTGTTTCATATCTCGTTTTTTAGTTTCTCAATATACAAGGTAGCGTCCATAAGTTCCTCCTGTAAATGATTAAGCCACCCTATTAAATCTACGTCTTTGCGGTCTAAGTTAGTTCCGTATTTTCGTATCCCTCTTTTACTGCGTTCGTTGTATTTAGTCATAACGGAAATTAAAATAGTGTCTTCGTGTTTAATTGGTTCTTGGTCGTGTGTTATGTTCATTTGTTTTCTTTTTCTAATTCATCAATTTTAGCCTTATAAAAATATATTTCGGATTTTAGTTGTTGAATTTCTTTATTAAACTTCCTTAGTTGGTCTTCGTGTCTATTTACCCGTTCTTTGTAATAAACCGAACTTTCAATAGCTTTTTCGTATTTACTTAAGATTACTTCTATAACTCTTTGCTTCATAAGGTTTTCATTAATAGGTTATAGTATTCTCTACATAGTTCGACACGTTCTTTTATTTGTTCTATTACGGCTTCGTCTTTTTGTACGAACCAATATTTAACCCTTCGGTTTTTCGGAATATGCCCGAACTTGTGTTTAGATTCTACTTCTTTTCGTACTTCCGTGTTTTCTTCGATTAGGTGAAGTTTCCAATGGGTGCGCCGTATTTCGTCTTCAACTATTTCTAAAGGGGTGTCGATTAGGCAATAAGCTAAAACGGCTTCCGTTTTATTCGTTAACCATAAGTAACCTTGTAACTGAAAATAGTAATCCTTGTTTGGTATTTCTGTCTCAAACCACGGGAAGGTAGAAGCGTCCCAAGAAGATTTAACATCTATTAATACTTCGTCCGTGTTTACGTCGGGAGTTCCTTTAACCCAATCGTTTTCAAAAAATTCGTCGTTCTTGTAGATAAAGTTATAATTAAGAACCTCGTTAACCAACCCTATCGAAAGGTCTTCTACTTCGTTTCCTTTATCCGTGTAACGTGAACTAAATTCTTTTTTTATGCCGTACTTTTCTTCTAAGACAAGGTCTTGAACGTACGTTTTAGCAGTTTGCGAAAGGACTTCCCCCGACTTTCGGGGGTTAGTCATTATTTTTCCTATTGCTGAGCATCTTATTTTCATAGCAGTTTTATTAGATTAGAACTTCAAACGTTTTCGATTAGTGTTAATTGTGAATCTGTTAAAGTAAAGTTAGATAGTAATTCTTCTTTAGTGTACTTACCCCCTGCGATAGCTTCTAAAGCCTTACCTAAACGCTTTTGGTCAATGCTTGGTTTCTTCGGTTCGTGCTTTACTTGTTCGCCCGAAGCGTCGGTATCTTTGTCCGTAACTAACCCACAAATAGAAGATAAGCAGTAACGACGAAAATAAGTACAACCGCTCCCGAAGGATTGGTAAGAGTTCATACCTTTAAGTTCTACTTGCGGAATTAGGGTAGTGCTTTCTATTGATTCCCCACTTTCAACGTGAAAAAGTACGGTAACTAAATAGTTTTCACCTTCTTTAGAATTTAGCAACTGCGTAAATCCTAATCCGTGTTTAGCTAAAAGTGGGTTAATCTTCTCAAAGATAGCGGGTAAATCAGCATAAGAATACCCGAAGCCTTGCGTTCCCTTGTGAATTACGGGGACTTCTTGTTGGAAGGCTGCCAACGATTTGAATAAATGTTTCATAGCGTATAAAAATTAACGTGCGTTACCAAGTCGCACCCCTTGTTTTTAATTACTTAACCAATCCTTTAACGTAGTAAACGGGTACATTCATATTTTCTTTATCATCAGGACTTACTGCGCCATCATAAAAAACACCTTTACCAAATACTTTTTCAATATCATTATCGGAAAACCATCCATCATATTCAACTACCAAACAAGCAAAAGGTTCTCCGATTGTTTTTGTTAAAAATATACTATTGTTATGAGTACGTTGAGTGGTATCGTTTTTAGAATAAATCCATAAGTGATTCATTCCTTTAGCTTTTAGGCTTCTATTATACTGCTCTTGTGTTAATTTAATTGTTTTCATAGCGTTTTCGTTTTTAATTATACACAAATATAATACTTATTTTTTAATCTGCAATACTTTGATATAAATTTTTTTTAAATTTTTTTTTCTATTAGTTCTTTTGACCTTTCAAAGTAAGCCATTAACTCAATATCGTTAAAGGAATTTTCACGGGGTTTTCTTCCCCCTATTCTTATTTGTCCCTTTAGTTTTTCAAGTTTGCCATATATAATGCCGTCGTAACACTTCCAAATAATTACGGGGTTCGTCTTTTTGTCCATTAGCTTAACTAACTTTCTTACGGCTATGGGTAACGGGTAGGCTTCTTCTATTGTTTTGTTTCTCCCTTTTACTTCTGCGTAACCTATTATTCGTTCGTCTTTTAATAACTCAAAATCTATGTCGTTTTCGTCCAACTTTCTGCAACTTAAATCGTATTCATCGCAAAAAATCGCTATTGCCTCGCATTCGTTTTGTAGGTCTTTAAGCGTTTCAAATCTCATTTATTCTTGTTTTATAGCGTTTAATGATTTCTTTAAGTTCGTCTTTTGTCCACTTCTTTACTTCGTGGGCTTTGGCGTGTAGTTCTATTAATCTTTCAGCGCCTATTCTCTGTTGGATTCCTATTTGGTAGTTAATTAAGTTTCCGTGTTTATATTGATTACACGTTACGCATTGGGCGTGTACGTTATCTTCGTCAAA